TGAATTATACGAACATTTAATTTTAAAAATGCACGTTCAGTTGCAGAGTTAACATCGTTACCCGGTTCCATTACAGGGTCTAATGCTCTTACCATAGAAATTCTACTGCTTCTTAAAGCAGCTTCAATACCATGACCTGAGTTACCTGTAAAAGTACTTCCAGCTCCTAATGTAACTCCAAAGTTTTGAGAGCCATATAAATCTCCTGCAGTAACAGAAGCATCGGCTTGAACTTCAAATACTGTAGAAGGATCGTCATTTACCATTGCATAGATATCAGTGGCTGATGTACCAGAGGGCCAGTATCTACCGAACTTCTGTTCACCATTTTCAGTGTATCTAACTCCTTGAAATATGCCTTGAGCAATTTCAGTTACAGTTGTAATGGCTTGTAAATATCCTGCATTTATTCTTACTAGATCACCAGTAAAAATATTTGCTGCATAGCCTGAAGCTATAGGGTATTCACTGACTCCCTCGTTATTAGGGTTATTGCCTTTTTTACGAGAAGGTCGGAAGCCAAACAATGCTTTAGTTGTAGTCATTATTCATTCTCCTTAATTAAAAAATTGCACTTACCAAAAGTTCCGACCCTATTCAAACCTAACTTTGAAATGAAGGTGTTCTTCCTTTAGTAACTTGAGTTTTACTATTATTTCTTATAGGCATACGACTGTCACTTTGGCTCATTAACTGTTGATTAACTGCATCAACCATTTCTGAACTTTGACCTTCATAATACTTTTGTCGACTCTGTGCCTTTTGTATAGGCATTTTTGCTAGTGCTAAGTCTCCACGACAGACTGACCCACTATATCGACCTTCATCTCTCACGAAAGATGTATGTTGCATTTCAGGAACTTCAGCTAGTTCTACAAACTGCCAGCCTTCTTGTAGTCTTCTGCCAACATTTTGATAATCATCTTTGCCACGAAGATTTATACGTATCCAACGAAGAGCCATGCCCTCATTAGCAAAACGATCTTTAACATTTTCAGGAATATCTAGTAAATTAGGTTCTCTATATTCCATATCTTGTTCCCTAGTATTGAGTTCACGAGCTTCAACATTACGTGATTCTTTTATATTTATACGTGCCATTTTAATTTTCCTCCACGTTAATTAGCATTATAGACTGAAGTGTACTCACCATCGGATCGTTCCACTTTTAGTTTTTCTGCAGCATATTGTTCAAGTGGTATTCCCCATTTCTCAGCTAGTCTTATATCTTCTTTAGATAGTCTGACTTTATTCTTAGATGTGGATGAAGGATTACGTGACGTTCCTCCGACTACTTGAGCAGGGATTGACGTATCCTGCTGACGTTCATTAGTAAATCTTTGAGGATATTGATTCCTTAATCTGCTATCTATCTCCTCATAAAATTCGGGTTCTGAAGGATCAAAACCTTCTCCTTTTAATTGGTTATCAAGTTCAAGAGCTAATGTTGTCATTACCTGATCTTGACCAAACCAAGGATTTTTGCCTGCCCATTCCACAGCTTGTTTATCAAACGATGGTTTTGTAGTAGGCTTATTAACTGCTTTAGGTTCTTCTTCAACTCTAGAAGTATTCAACTGAAACTGTTGTTTATTTACTTTTAAAGCTGTAGCATCACCTTGAGCATTAGATAAGTTTTCTTGTGCCTTAACAATTAAATCAGTTTCTCCAGACTCAAGAGCCTGTTTATAAACCATCTGAGCCATTTCAATACGACTCTTTAATTGTTGTTCAGTATCTTCAAAACTTTTAGAAAAACTAGTCTCAGCTTCTTTTTGCTTTGTTTTTAATTTTTCTTCTAGTTCTACTTGTTTAGCTACTAAAGAATCAATCTGTTCATCACGTTCTTTTTTTTGACGAACTAATTGTCTTATACGTTTTTCAGCACCTGAAATACTTTCTTTTTTCTCAGGTAGTTCTGAAGCTATGCCTTCTTCTCTTTTAATAGGAGCAGCAGCATCTACTTCTTTTTCTTGTCCTTCAATTTCGATTTCAATTTTTTCTTCAACTTCTTTATTAGCAGAAGAGTCTATTGAAGTCCACTCAGTTTTTTCTTCAGACATTAAATGTCTCCTTCCCGTAGTTTACGAAACAAACGAATTACGTAATAATTATATTGTAATATAAATAACATTAAGTTACAATAGTAAGTATATAATTAATTTGATAAATTAAATGTAGGGTCTAACTCTTTAGGGTCACCTACTATCATAGATATTTGGTCATCAAACAATAAAATTAATTTGTAACCTTTATAAGAAAACTTTTGTCCAGTATGTTTACCATAACAAACATAATCTCCTTCTTTACACCAAGCTCCTTTTGGAAACTTAGCTTGGTCAAGATAAGCACTATCACCTACCTTTAAAACTTTTCCTACTGTTGTAAGATAAGCTATATCGTTTTTAGTTGAGTCAGGTATAAAGATACCACCTTTAGTTTTTTCTTTTACTGATACCGGTCTAACCAATATATGATATCCCGGTATTTCAGGTAATATTTCAGGATCAGCTACTCCTTCTTCTGATATCCACTCATCGTTTTTTAAACCATTTCCCATAGTAACTACTTGCATTAATCATCATCCTCTTCATGTATAATTGTATTAACTATTCTTTTAATTTCTACTGATGCCCATTCCAAACCTGCAATACGACCAACAGTATTCATATACATAGGATAATCTGAACAAGCTCCAGATGCAAGGGAAATTTTTAATCCTTCCATTTCTTTTTTAAGAATTGATTGTATTTCATTTTGTAACATTTATTTTCCTTTTTTAGCATCTGATAATAATTTAGTAATCATATCAGCAGCCTTAATGCTTTCAGTACCTTTTTGACCTTCTTCTTGTTTAATAAGATCAGCAAGAACTTTCACAGAAGCAATAGCAGTCTTACTATTCCTATCTCTTTCTTTTTCATCTGCTTCCATTAAACTAGATGCACCTGCTTTGTATGCATCTAATGCTATCTTTTCTTCTTTGATATCTAGGTCACGTTGTTTTAATGCACCCTCTGCTGCTTCTTTAGCAATTTGTGCTTGTATCTTTTGCTTTTCAAGGTCAAGTCTTTGTGCTTCAAGCTTAACCATTTGCTCTTCAGGAGAACCTCCTTGTTGTGCTGCCGCTTGATTAGCTTGCATAACTTGAGAAGCTGCTTGAACCATAATTTGTTCAATAACTGCAGGATTATTAGTATTAGGATCACCTTGAGGAGCTTGAGACATCATTTGTTTTGTAACACCATTAACTTGTTCTTGATATTTCATAACTGTATGCTCTTGTATATTAGCTTGTAATATAGGAGATACTCTTTGCATGATAGGATTACCACCATTCATAGGGTCTTGTAAGAACATAGTCTTAATTTGAATATGTGCATCATGGTTTTGTCCTACAAATGCTTTTATTGGTAGACCTTTGGTTGCTGCTTCAATATCTGTAACAGGATCAAGTGGCATAGACTCTGGCTTAGATGGTAGTATTCTATCTAAGTTTGGTATATTAGCTGCAGATAAAAGAGTTCTATTTAGTTCTTCCATGTTAAACATACCCGGAGGTGCTGTTTGAGCTAACTGCATAGCCATTTGTGTCATCATAAGTCTATGTGCTGATGAAGGAATGTTAGGATCACTAACAGGTATTACATCAATACGTTTATCAAAATCTAATCTAAATATATTTTCTGATAATCCCGGCATATCATAAGGATATTTAGAAGGTAAGCTTTCTGAATCTATACGAGCAAGAATTTTAAATTCATCTCTTTGTGACTTATGTAATCTTTTATGTATAGCACTAAAGAATTTACTAGATGCTTCTAGTAATGCCATAGTTGTTCCAACAGGTCCTGAATTAGAACCTTCACTTATAACTTGTTCAGTCGTATCAGCAAACTTTTGTCCAGCTCCTGCTACAAAACTTAACATAGCCATTAATGTTTGAGATGGTTCTTTATAAGGTAAAGGTATAATTGACTTACTTAAGTCCATACCTGTAGCTTCAACTTCTTTAAACTCTCCCGGTGCTATAGGATCGTTATCTCCTACAACTCTTACACCTTTAGCTTTAAATCCTCCCGGTAAATTAGCAAACTGACCTGCATCAATAAGACTTCTCATAGCTGCAGTTGCTGACATAGTTAAATTACCTAAGAAATGTATTAGTCCTAGACCATAAAAACCAAATCCCGGTACAAACTTATAATGGGTAAAGAACATTTTCTTTTGTTTTGTCTTATCTTTTTCATCCCAGTTTCTACGAATAGAAAGAACTTTACCTGAAGCTTCTTCTATTGTTACAATATAAGGACATGCTGTAGGGTAATCTTCTAATTCTAAATAACAATGCTGCTCAAGTAATACATACTGTGGGTCAGAGTCAGATGTTGGAGACAGACCTGTTACATTGTCCATCTTTTCTGCCATAGAAGTTTGATTAGGATTTGTAGGAGAAGGAAGGTCTATATCTAAATACATTCCTGCTTCTATTTGTCTACTTAAATCTAAAGGACTTCTATATAATACATGAGTGTATCTATCTGCTGTACGTAAGTCTTTAGCATAATAAGATACATAAAATTGATCTATAGGTACAAATTCACTTACAGGTCTTTCTAACGATGCATCATAATAAATCTTTTTAAATGCTGAACCTATGAGTGGTAAATGAAATAACATTCTTTCAAACTCATCAAAGAACTCAGGCATTTGTTCTGTTACTTGATAGTTCATAAAACTTTCAACTCTATTAGCTTGTCTTTGAGTTGATTCTGTAATCTCTCCTAACACCTGTACTTTGACTGGTCCTTTAGAAGGAAATAATTCTTGACTTGCTTTACTTTGAAACTTTACTGCTGATTCAATTAATAAAGGATGAACTGCTGTACAAGCACCTTCAAAAGGTTCTGAAGTATCTTCTAACTTTAATCCTAATAAATCAAATCCTCTTTCAAACATAGACTCCCATTCACTACGAGATTCTTTATCTGCTTGAAATTTTTCTATAACTTGATTAGCTATATCATCTAAATTTTCTTCATCTATTGATTCAGCTAAGTTATCATAGAAATTTGTTTCTTCATCTACTGCTTCTTCAACTTCATTATCATAATTAAACTCAACATCCATTTCACCTGTGCTAGGGTCTAATTCAAAATTAACACCTTCAGTTGGTTGTTCCATATTTAATTTAATAACATTGTCTACTTTAGGAATACTATCATTAGGATTTTTTTCTATAGCCACTTATTTTATCCTCCAACAAAAAGATTTCATTTGTCTTAAAGCTTCTTTTTTTCTTGACTGTAATATCTTTATATATATTTTTTTACCTAGTTTTTTCATTATACTATTATGTTCTCCAATATGCAATACGTTTTTGTTTTCTATGATTATTATCATCTTCCCAATTAGGGTCTTCAGGGTGAATTAAGTTCCAACTGTCTTTCATATAATGTATTGCCATAGTCATGCAGTCTACTTGGTCATCGTGTGATCCATTGGGAAAGGACATACACTCTGCAAATAAATCATCTGCCCATACTTTATCTTTAGGTATCCATACTCTTTTAGATTCCATCAATGGTGTTGATGCATACACCCTAGATACTTTATCTCTATCAGGTAAGTAGTCTAGCACTGGCAGCCCAGCTCTTCTCATGTCTTGAATGAGTGATTGTCCTGATGCTTTTTTTTCAATGATGCAGACGTCAGGTCTGTACTGCTTGTATAAATCCTGTGCAATTCTTCGTAGTTCAGGATATTCAAATCTTCCACG